TGCACCATCTGCATCAGGATCACTTTGATAACTGTTTGGTCTTGCAAATAAATTTACATTACTGTCTGCGTGTAAATTGATTTGTCCATTTATACCACTGTTGCCATCTGTGTTGTTTGTGGCTTTGAAATCCATTATACCATATTGTGATACAAAAAATAGATCACCATTGGCTGAAACAGTTGAATCACCGTATATGTGATTGCCTGATTGATCACCTTTGAAATTTAAATTAGTTAGATCGTGTATTGCTCCTCTGGTTCCACCTGACTCTATGAATGTGATCTCGTTGACATTTTCAATATCACGATAGTTCATATCCAATTTACCTGTGCTGTGGATTGTTAAATCTTTTACATTTGATAGATCATTGCCATTTGCATCTACATCATTTGCCCAAGTGTAACTTACACCTGCATCACCTGGTTCAAATCTACTGTTTGCTGTTGACCAAACCAATGCTTGTCCATTTGTTATACCTGATGTTATTACATTGTTAAGTGCATCAATGTCTGCCGCGGCTATACGAGCATCTGCTCTTGCGTTGGTGTGATATAAATTTGTGCCTTCTGATAGATCACTTGTTGATTTTGTTGCTAGTCTTGTGTCAAATGCTGAATTGGCCCTTGTATCTGTGTAATACAAGTTTGAACCTTCTGCCAGATGTGCAGTTGTTTTGCTTGACAGATCTAAGTTTGCACCTGTCTGTAAATTTACTCTTGCATCTGCTCTAGCATTTGTGAAATATAAATTTGTTGAACCTTCTGTTATCTCGTCTGTGTTATCTTTACTTGCAACCTGTGAATCTACATAAGCCTTAACACTTTGTTGTGATGGTAATTTTGTTGCACTATTAGTTGACATATTGTCTTCATCAATAAGCCAATCACTTGTTATTCTTGAATCTACTCTTGCATTAGTGAAATATAAATTTGATCCTTCTGATAAATCACCAGTGTCTTTTGTTGCTAATCTGTTATCAAAATCTGTGTTGTCAAAATCATTGTCATCTGCAACTACAAACTTTGAACTTGCTCCACTGTATTTTAAAATCTTGCCATCTGCTACACCAGTCGTGTCCACATCAGATAGATCATTTGCTGATGCAATAATGCCAAGTGCTGTTACATTTCCATCTGAATCAAAACCTAAATATTTTGATGCTCTTGTTGTTTTGTTTGGTAGTGTTAGGTTTGCTTTGACATCACCATTTGCGTGAAAACTGTCTGCATCTGTTTTATCAACTTGTATTGTTTGTTGTCTAATGCCTTTGTTATCTCTTGAGGCAATATTCAAGTTGTCAAATTCTCTGTTAAGTGTTGGTGCACTTAGAGCCGCACCATCTGTGAAATCAGTTGTTCTTTCTGGTGATCTGTTTGATTGTATTGCAATTGGTTGTAGATTTGTTGGTGCTGTTCTAAATCTTACAGTTCCTGTTGATGCAGTATCTTCTGTTGTGCCAATTACTTCAAAAGCAAATCCACCACCTGTAAATGTAACAGTTGGTGATGTTGTATAACCTGAACCACCTGCTGTTACAGTTATTGAATTGACAGCACCATTACTGATTGTGCAAGTAGCCGTTGCTCCACTGCCACCTCCACCAGATAATACTACTGTTGGTTCTGTTGTATAAGCAGTTCCGCCTGCTCCAATTGTGAATCCTGTTACTGCACCCGCGGCTATTGAAGCCGTTGCAGTAGCAGTTGTGCCAAGTTGATTTTGATATGCATCTGTTCTTACTTCTAGATCAGTGGCATTCATTATCTCAAAACTGAATGAGTAATCGGTAGTGTTGCCGTTACCTGTGTAAAAAATTCTTGGAGTTGTGTTGCTTACCGCCATTTAATATCCTCTTTTAATAATGTTATTTATAAAATCCTTTAGTTAAGGCCCTTCATAGACTCGTAAAAAAAGTTATACGGCTTACCTGATATAGTATTATCTCGAGAAACTTTTTTTAACTTCTTTTCTTGTCTTCTGTATTTTCTTGGGTTGAACCACTGATTCAAATATTCGTGTTTAACCTGTCTTACGAACATCTGTGCCCACCACAAGTTTTGAAATGGCACATAATTCATTAATTGTGCAGTTGTTTGACTAACTAATTCTTTGCCATCACCTTTAACTAATTTTGTCATAACATCTTCAGGCAATGCCATTATGTTCAATATATCACCTAAAAATGGTCCTAAAACTTGTGATGCTTTTTCTGATTCAGAAATAAAGCCTGGTGTTGGTTCATCTGTTAATTTGCTTAATAATGGAGCACCAATAAACTGCATTGGAATATCAGTGAACAAACCTATTGCACCACTCATTTCTGCACCTCTAATCCAAATGTTTGCATCTTTGAAAGGATTTCTTGGTGCTCTACCTTTCAAATAATCTTTCAACATAACAACTGCTGTTCCCATCAGTGTCATATGCGTTGCCATAAGTGTCAAGTTCTGTGCAAATTCTAATTTGCTTTGAGACTTTTTCATTCTCCATACAACTTTTCTTGTGTATGAAATTGGATGTGATTTAAACTGCAACATTGTTTTTGCAATTTCACTTCCCCAAGTGCCTGGTTCGTTAAAGAAAGAAGTGATTGCAATATCAAAATCACTTGGAGTCATAACCATTGTGTCAACTACATCATTGAATGCCGCTGAAAGTTTTTGTCGTAAACTTGATTTGCCATAACTGAATTCAAAATCTAATTCTTGAACTTTGAAAATATCTAATCTGCCATTTTGGTCCAATGGCTGGTTCTTTAATAGTCCATTCCAATCTTTTTTGCTTATTCCAAATTTTTCTAATTGTTGTTTGAATTTTGGATTCATTTTATCCCAAGCCTTGTTACCTTTGATTAAATTTCCTAGTTCTTTTCCATAGATACCAGTGGCCATTGCTTTTCTTCCTTCAGTCCACCAATTCAACAACGATACTTTATAAAGAGCATTCGCAGTCATCGAACCTGCTTCTTCAAATTTTCCTGCTCCTGACGAACCTATGTGTCCAAATCTATCACCTATATTACCCAAATAAGTGTCAACACCTTCAAGCATATACTCTGCGTATTTTCTAAAATCTTCAGGTGCTCCTTTAAAGGTATATTGAAAGAAAGAACCTAATGTCTTGTGCATTGGCAATCCAAATAATGACTTACCTGCGTGATTGAAATTGTTTATATCCATTAAAGCAGTAACAGTAGCACTACCTAGTTTAGTTGATGCTTGGAATCCTCTTATACCTGCTAATATACTTGAGGCTGTGTTATGCTCTAAATGAACAGGACTGACTTTGTTAGCCATATATCCTATTGCCGCTTTTGCATTTTTAGTTGGAGTTAGATCTTCTATTATTCTTCTAAATTGCTCAAACCCTGCTTTGTAGTCTGCACCAAAGAATTGAACCAATGCTGTTTCCCTAGCCATTTCTCTGAATTGTCTCATTATGTCAATATTCAAATCATTGTCTGAATATTTTTGCATAAGTTCAACCATTGCGTCTCCATCTTTGAAAGCAAATGTTGGTTTTCTATCTTCTACAGGTATATGATTATCAACCTCAATGTTTCGTGGACTAGTATCACCCATTGTCCTCCAATCAGCATTGTCTTTTAACATTCCTTCAAATAAATCATCAGCCAACTGTTGTCTTCTTGCTAAATCACCGTGAACTTTGTCATCAAGTGCGTTTGCAATTTCATCAATAAATTGTTGCTTTTGTCCTTTTGCTTTTATTTTTTTAAATTCAGCGATTGACCATTTTGGTTTTAATCTTAAATCACTAATCAAACTATTGAAGCCATTTGACTTTTTCATTTCAGCAATTTTAAATTGTGAATCAAATAATTCTCTAGCAACTGCAAATGCTTCAACATTTTTTGTAACTGATTGTGTGTTGTTTGGATTTTTAAAAAATTCATTATACTCAGTCATCACTTGACCTAAGTTTTTTTTATCTTTTAAATAATCAACTGGATCTCTTCCATCAAGAACATCTCTTACTTTTCTAAAAAAATCTCCTAAAAATAATTTTTCATTTGATTTCATCATTTGCTCAAATGGTAACAATCCTTTTGTATCATTTGTATTAAAAACCATACCAACAATTCTATTCATTAGAGTTTTATGAGGAACTTTGCCCTTTAAATCATCTATCGTGTTTGTAATTCTTGATATTGCATCAAAAGTAGATAATTTTTTCATCATCTTTTGTGTTGAATTTTTTTGGGTGTTGTTTACTCTTTCTTCAAACTTTTTATTGACTGCCAGATCTTGATCAATGGTGCTGTCAAAAGTTTTACCTTCAAGTGCAAGTTCTTCTCTTATTTTTAAAACTTCTCTTTCTAAATCTTCTTGCTTCCAACTTTTAGTTGTGCTTCTATTTCTATAATCAATGTAACATTTATCTGCCATTATAAAGTCCCTGCCGTTAATCTACAGAACACATAATCTTTTAATGATTCTTTGTGTTGATGGTTTGCTCTCATATCATCATCAAAATTTTTAATTATTGTTCTAAGTTCGTTACCTCTTGCATCTATTTTTGCATAACCATTTTCATCAACAGGTATTTCTGTTCTTTTAACACCTAATCTTTTACCTAGTAATTCTCTTTCTCTAGATGTTAATGATGATATCTTTGTTGTTGTTAAATCAATCAATTCGTTTGATTCATTAATGAAGTATCCACCCCTAAATAAATTTTTACTAGATATAACTGACTCTGCTGTCCAAGCCTTGTTAGCAGTTTCAGTGCTACCATAGTTTTGAACAAAATCTCTACTTTGTCCACTTACACTTGCATCTACTTCATTTTGTGTTGAATAATTTTTTTTGTTTTTTAATTTTGAATCAATGGTTTCACTGCCTGAACGATTAGTTCTTAGATTAACTTCTTGGCCAATTGGTTCTGCTTTTTCATTGATACTATTTCTATAACTTAATGCACTCTCTTGGTTTGCTTCAATGATTGCTTTTGCATCATCATCATTAAGTTGCTTACCTCTCTTACCATCTTTTCTTGCTCTGAAAACTCTTCCTGTTGCATTATTAAAATCATCATATTCAATTTCGTAATTGTTGTTTTGAAATTCTATTTTGTCATATGTTAAATCAATTTTATCTAACTCACCTTTTACATTTGTATCTTTTTGTATCTTTGCTGTGAGTTCATTAACTTCATCTATTGTTCTTAAGACTATTGCTGGTTTCTTATCTACTTTTATGCTGATACCTTCAAATCCATCTAGTCTTGATGCTAATGTTGGTAGTATTTTTGCAAGGTCTTGTGATGAACCTGCAATAGATATTGTGTTACCATCTCTAGTAACTTCTACTTTTGCATCATCACTGTTAATTCTTCCTGCTGTATCAATTTTTATTGAATCAATAGTTGAAAAATTTGTTGTCGTTATTGTTGAATATTTTGATACTTCTGCGTGTCCAGTTTTTATTTTAATTTTGCTTTTTTGTTTTGGTGTGTAATCAGTGTCAATTTTTGTGTCAGTGTCAAGTTTACCTGAACGAGTGTATCCTACCCATTCATTTGCTTTGTTCCACCCTGCTCCTATTCCTCTACCTATCAAAGGAAACATACCACCTAGTAAAGTTGCAAAACCTAAATTTATTGCAACATCAGATTTTGACAAGCCACCTGGATCTCTTACATCTTGCGTTCCATAAGCAACACCCTGCAGAGCACTTTCAACAACAAAGTTGGCCGCTCCTGCATAAGCCATTTTTAAACCTAATCCTGCTTTGGCATATGCCGCGGCAGGTGCCGCAACTAAATTAATTGGATCTATGGCCGCACCAAAAAAGATACCTGTGCCTCTTGTGAACATTCCTCCACCGCCACCTCGTTCAACTAATTTTTGATAATTTTCACCATCTGCTCTTGTGAAAAAAATATTTCTTGCAACATCAATAGTTAAACTTTCATCCCACGGCACATCACTAAAATAATATGGGTGTGACTCATTCCAATCTTCTCTGCTGATTGTATCAATTGGATTTACAGCACTAAATTTTAAACCTAAGTCTGATATTAAACTGTATGAAGTATATTTTTGACCTTCACCAAAACCTGCAAGTGCTTGATCCCAAAAACCTGCTTTGGGTGTATACATATTTTGTCCATCTGCTTGGACCAGTCTTTCTTTACGAGGACTTAAAAATGGATCGTTTGTGATATCTGTCATTAATCAATCCCCATCAACACTTGACCAAATGTTAGATCATTTACTACTTGTTCTATTTTTTCATCTGAATCTTCAAGGTCTCTAACATAGTCATACAATGCCATTATTGGAGACATTATTGTTGGTGGATTGGTTTCTGTTTTTCTATCTTTGTTGTTCTTCCAATTAGCCAACACTTCATTTCTTCTTTTTTCGTCTTTAAGACCTTCGAATGATTCTATGTCACTTAGATAATCTAATATCCAGTCTGTCATCTCACCATCTTTAATAAACATTGATATGGCTTGTAATTGTTTTTGAACACCAGCATCTGAAGAGATAGTCATTATCGATTCATCAGGTGAAGGCTTGTTTAATTGTCCATAAATTTCCATTAATGTTTCAATCTTGTTGTAAGTAGAATAATTTTCTGGCTCTTGAACAAGTTTTTCATTTTCTTTTGCTTGAAAATCTTGTGCTTCTGCCCACTCACTACCTGTTATGTTGCCATCGTTGTTTTTATCAAATGCTTTGTATTTTTCATATAAATTTACATTGTTTCCGATTTCACTTAAAAGTTTTTCTTCTTGTTCATCAAATGCTTTTTTGTTTTGATCATATGTTGTTACTTTTCCTGCAACTGCTTCATTAACAACTGTCGTAAATTTTTTATTGTTGATGTTTGAATCGTATTGCCAAATATCAACCACATCTTTTATTTCAGCATCATCGTTAGATTCTTCATCTAGATGGATATTAATGTTGTTTGTGTAAGAAAATTCTTCTGAACCTGATGGTAGTTTTTTATAGATTGTTGTTATAAACATCGCATTTTCTTTGTTAAGAATTTTTAATGTTCCACCATCAATTGCCAGTGCATAGTTGTCAAAAGTGTTGTCTTCAAAATCTTCTTTAAAATCATTTATGTCAAAATTCGCACCAGTATGAATTCCAAACTTTTGTGGGTTGGCAATAAATTTATCTATTCTGTTTTTAATTTTCTCTGTGCTTACATCAGGAGTATTTGGCAATAACAATTTGAAACCTGAGTGTTCAAATTTAACAAAATTCTTATTGAAATCATTTATAACACCAGTTGTTGCCTTGTCTGCATCACCAGTGGTTGCATAAATTTGAATCCATAATGCTTCTGCACTATTTTTAATATCATTGGATCTATCAGTGTTACCAAAAAGATATGATGAAAATTCTGTATCAAATGCAAGTGTGAAAGTATCTAATGCACCACCTTCTTTTGAGTATTCTCCGTCAATATTTTTTGCTCTATCTTCATTTTCTTTTTTGTTTGTTATTGCATTAAATATATTCTCTGCTAATGCATTGTTGCCTGTGGACAGCACTTGTGCAACTGTTAAATAACCATCATTCACTAGGCCTGAGTCATTTATAAATCTTTCAAAATATTCACCATATTTTAATTGCATCTGTGTTATTGCTTCAAAACCACCTGCAAGTATTAAACCTGAATCAGCGTCTAATTGGCTTTGTGGTGCAACTTTTACTGTTGTGGAATCTATACCAAAAACATTTTCCGCTGTTTTGGCAAATTTTTTCATACCTTCTTGTGTTGATGTATCGTAACTGATACCTGCTTGATCAAATAATAAATTTAGATCACCATCTGCAATAAACTTTTTTTGATTTGTTAATATTTTATTAACACCTTCAATCTGTCCTGATAAAATTAAAATTCTTTCTCTGTCTTCTTTTGTTTTATTATTTTTGAAAACTAATTCATTGTATTCTTTTTGTAATGCCTTTAAGTTCGTTGTGTTATCACTTGGCACAGTTGATTTTGCTTCAATGACAGTAGGATAAACAAGTTCAGCAATTCTAAAACTGTTTTCATATGTTAATATAGTGCTTTCTTTGAAACCAAGTTTTTCCATATCTTCTCTGCTAAAAATAAAACCCGGATCAATACCATCTGAATACAATGTTAATGCATTTTTTGCCTGTATTTCCCAATCAGTTCTTTCGCCTGATTTTTCAATAAACAGTTCTCTCTCTTCTGTTCTCAAAGTTTTTACAATGCCTGCTAATTCAGATTGTGATAAAGTTGACGGTGATTCAAAGTCAGGTAATATTTTTTTAATTTCGTCACCGTAGTTTGTTGCAAACTCTTTAACAAATTGTTTGTAACCACCTTCGTCTAATTTTTTAATAAATTCATCACCTTCACCGTTTGCTTCAGCAACTTTGTAGGCCGCCATTATTTCTGCATTTATAATCTTGTTGAAAACTTGTGTTGAATAATCACTTAATCCTTTTGCATTAATCTTGTTTTGCACATTGTATAAACTGTTCAAGGTATCAAAATATTCTGCTATGTATTTTTCTGTATCTTCATCACCTGTGACAATACCATCTTCAATTTTATCTTGTAATGTTTCTAATCTATTTGTTTGTGATATAAGTTGTTCAGACTCTTCTCTGTTGAATATGTTTGTTTGAATTTGTGAATTAAATTTGTTTGACTCTCCGTCAAAATCAATTGTGATTGCTTCTTGCAAACTCGATGGTGTATTTTTTAAGATGTCAGTTCTTAATTTGTCTTTTTCTTTGTTAAATTTTTCAATGTCAAGTTTGTGTTCATTGTATAAAGATGTTAACTGTGTTTCATAATCATTTTTTGTTTTTGCAACAAATGATTTTCTTGCACCTTCTTTGTAAGACGCACCTCTGATAGTGAATGAACTTTTCTTTTCTGCTTCATTGATATTTACTTTGCCTTCATTTACATCTTTGAAACCTTGTTCTCTACCTTCAGTGGCCGCTTTTTTATCAAGTATTTGGTTGCTCATTTCAACCAGTGGTTTCGTAATATTTGTTACAGCACTTCTTAATTGTGGTGCTCTGAACCCTGATCTAAAATTTGTTTGACTTTTGTATGTAGGTATCTTTGCCATATTATCCTCTCATCGCCCATCTTGTTCCATAATCTAATAATGTTCCAAATGCTTGTTGCTTTCCGTAATCTCTTTGGTTTTGTGCTCTAATCATTCCTGCATATCTTTGTCCTGCTGTCTGGAATGCATCTGCGTATTCTTCAGTTGCAAATTCTTGTGCAGTATCACTCATTACATCAATAGGTGTGCCTCTTAATGGATCTACACCTGACGCACCATACAATGCCAACTGTGTTCCAACTGCTGATCTCATTCTTCTTTTTCTATCTGCTGATCTCAACATTGCCGCTTGTTCCATATTCTTGACTTCATATTCTGTTAGAGATGCTTGTTGATTTGCAAGTGCCATTTGTTGTGCGGCCATAGCCGCTGTTCCACTCATTGCAATAAATGGAGCCGCAATACTAACTGCTGTCAACACAGGTTGCATAGCAGTATAAATGCTACCCAATGTGCCTAACAATGTGCTCGTAGAAGAAGCCGCGGCCAAACTTGCTCCGCCTGCCGCTCCTGATGCCAAAAATCCTGTTGTTGCCGCTGGTGCTAGGAATGCCATTGATTAATAATCTCCCATACTCATTAAATTAGATGATGAAGTTGTTGTTGGTTCATTTGTTACGCCAACTCCTAATGCTTCACCTCTTCTTGTAACCAAACTTTTTCTGCCTGATCTTCTTCTTGTGTTCAGTAAACTTGCCTCTCTGCTTTCACTACCAATCTCACTAGATTGTGATCTAGTTTTTCCAACCTTGTATGCTCTTCTGCTTTTAGGTCTTGGTGAAGGCATTGGTGTAGGCAATGGTTTTGGTGTTGGTGCCGGTGCTGGTGGTCTAGGTCTTCCCATAATTTTAACTCTCCAATGTTAGTGGAACTTTGTATTCCACAGTTGCACCCAAAATGGTTGCAGGTAATGGAAGTGTGCAATTTGCTGTTACTGTTAGATCAACACCTGTTCCGCTTAAGAAAACTAGTTTTGTTCCACTAAAACTAGTAGGTGATGCACTTACAGTAGTGTTATTTAATGTCTGAAAGGTTACATCATAACCATCAAATTTTAGAGCCTTCGTGTCTTGTAAAATTACATCTGCTCTTTTCTTTGTTACTTGCTCACCTCTCTGTGAATATTGATTTTGGACAATCACGGTTGCTGGTAAAGTTTCAATTGAACTTTCATAGTGCAACCCTGCCGCAACATTTGTAAATGTTGCACCTAATGAACCTTCACCACTTGCATTCAGTGTTATGTTTGCTTGGACAGAATTATCTGCCAAACATCTTACTGTCCTGTTGCCTAAATGATCTAATGTAATTGTTGTCTGTGGTGTTGTTGCGTCTGCAAGATAACTGTCCAGATAATAATCTGAATCAACCATTTTTTCTAGATAGATCTGTGCAGTAGAATCAACTGTTCTTTCTACCAAGGCGTATAATGCATTGTCTACTTCAACAACTCTTTTGAAGTTTCCGTCTGTTGTTATTCTTGACCAACCCAAAACATCTTTTTCAACATTGACTGACATTGTGCATAGTTGTCCATCACTGTTTACAACAAAAACATAATTTGAATTTGTGTCTGCAAATGATCTAACTGCCGCTATGTCTACTGGATTGTTCAATATATGGTGTGAGATCAATGTGTAATTCTTCGCTGTGTATCCATCTGTGTTGTAGTTGTAACTGAATGCTCTCAGTTCAGTGTTGTTGGACAAGAACATTGCCTCTGTGTCAACCATAACTGGCTTGTGGCCATTGTTCATTATTCCGTAATTCGTTTGTCTATTGATAGAAACTGATGTTGGTGTTACTGGTGATCCTTCCATCAACCATTCTCCTGAACTTGCAAAAATATATAATTGTTGTGTTGACACCAAATGATATATTATTGACACTTCGTCTGAAGCAATCGTAAAACTAAATCCTGCATCATCTGTAACTTGTCCTAATATATGTTCTTCAGTTGATATGGTTGAGTTACCACCTGTTGTTGTTGTAGTTTTTTCTATCTCAACAACTTTTGTTGTGGGTTTGAAATTGTAAAATGATCCTGACTGTGATCCAAATATAGTTTGTGGATTGTCTCTGCTACCACCAAATATCAATCTGTTCTGGTGGAATGATACTGATCTAGGCCAACCACCTCCGTATGTTGCAGATAGATTTGAAAATGCATCTACTTCCCAAGCATCATTTTCTACATCATCATCATTAACCATTTCTTCTTCAACTGTGCAGAATGCTGTTGTTCCATTATTGACTTGATGTATCTTTGCAGTTCCACCATTTAATGAAATGTGTTGATTGATATGTCCTGTAGGCCAGTTGCCTGACTGCCAAGCATATGTTCCACCAGATAGATCAAGTTGCACATTGGCACCAAATGATACATTTGGATTGCCGTTTGCGTGATTGTTTACTGCTGAAACAGTGATGTTTGAATCAAATGCGTGATTGACAAGTGGCACATAATCAAAATCTAAGTTTCTACAAGTCCAACTTGTATGACTTGCACCTCTGACCAATTTCAATGGTCTAAAATCTTTGTGAACAATTATGAGAGTGTCCAGTGTTTGTGCATATCTTATCTCTGATATTGTTGATGCGTCCCAAGGACATACATCTGAATTGACACCATCTGTTACTGTTGTTTGATATAGATCTGATTTGTATATGTGCACCTTGCTTGGTTCAAAAACCAAAACATATTCTTGTTCATTTCCAAAGTTAAAAGGTATCAATCTTGAATTTGCGTGGAAACCATTATCACCTGCTCCCACAGTTTCTGGATGGTCATCTATAAATTTAAAACCTGGTCTTCTTTTTATTCCACCTTGCGGTAAGATTAAAAAGTTTTCACAAGTTCTCAATCCTGCTTTGTATATGTTGGTGTCTGCTCTGGCCTCCATATATGGACCAACTTCACCTTTTGTAAATAGAAATTGAGTCTGCTTTAGAACACTCATTTATTGTCCTCGTTAACTTTGTTTAACAACAAACTGACTCTGGTGTGCATCAACCAAACTACCTCTTCCAATAATTGATTGTGGTGGATTTTCTTGTCCGTCCGCCACTCTTGCTCGTTTCAATTTGTCTAAAAATTCTCTGTATACTCTTTCCTGTGTTGAACCTTGGCCTGTCAGTGCTTCTGCACTTTCATATGCCAATTTTGCAACCAAACATTCTGTGAAAAATGCAGGAAATTCATCTTCGTCCTGCAGTTCTAGGTATTGTAATATTGCACCTGAGAATGTTGTGTAAATTTTATTGTTCTCAACAGAATAATCTGTGTAGTATGAACCATTTGAATCAAGAATACCTAATATTCTAACCGTGTTTGACGGCAGACTGAACACAAATGAATAATTTTTGTCCACGATAGTCTCGTTCAATTGTGCCAATGCAGTTTTTTTAGTAGCAAAGTTCCATTGTGCATAGTTGAACAATGATTCTTTCACTGTGTCATATAAGTTTGATACTACTTGTGCTTCTCTTGTGTTAGCCGCAAAGTCTGTGATAGGACTGCCACCTATTCTTAACATTGCCATTGTGGCTATTTTTTCTTTGGTCATTGCCATTTGTGTGTATCCTCTATTTGTATTTATAAAAAAAGGGCGATCTGCATAACAAACCGCCCTCCTTTGAAGTATCTAATCAACAAGATTAGTCTGCATAAAAAAAATTACACAGTTACATCAACTTGAACTAGACCTGCTGTGTCAACAACTGCACAACCTTGTGTGAATTCTGCAGTTACCAAGTGTGCAACTTTTTGAGGCACATAATCAAATCTAGAAGTGATTGATTTACCTATTGCACAACCAATTGACGAACCATCGAACGCATAACAAGTATGAGTTGAAGGTTTTGATAAAAGGTTAGTTACGATTACATTTAGACCCATAATATTTGCGATCTGACCAGTTTCTAGTCCACCGTTGCTAACATAGTCTGATGAAACTAAAGTAGTTTCAGTCAACATATCTGTTAATGCTTCTGGTGTAATCACAAGATATCTGTTACCTAATGCAACATCAGCCTTGTTTAACTCTTCGTTGATTGAGATCAATTTAGATTTGTCAAGACCAGAAGATGCTGTTACTGTTGCACCTGGTGTTGCCGCGTCCATTGCCGCAATCAATTCAGAATCATATGCTCTGTTAAGAGCCGCCGCTATCGCTTTTTGGTATGAGTTTCTGTAATCAATGTTTGTTCTTAATTGATCTATGTCCTCAATGTATTCACCTGTTACGAATGAGTTCATAGTTGCTGATACAACTGCGTGATCCGCCGTTGAACCAGTGTAAGATGCACCATCAGATGGTGCTGAGAAAGAACCTGAATCAGACATTGGTCTTAAATCAGCATTTCTCGTTTTGTTTTTGATGTATCCGCCTTTACCTAGTGTGTGAAATTTATATGTTGAACCTACGACACCTCTTACAGTTCTAACTGCTCCTTGCAATTTTGAACTAGTTGCCTGTGCCAACATAGTAACATCATCAGACCACATTTGTGTAAATGCATTTGATACTGTTCCGCCTACTGCCATTGTGTTATCCTCCGTTGAAAGTAGTTTATTTTATTTTAACTAAATCGCTCGAAATTGTTGAAGTGTTGTCAGGGCCTTGTGGTTGTCCTTAAGACATTTCAGTTTGCAAACTTGTGAATTAAGCATTCACCCACTGTTAGAAATCACCAACTTAGACAGGCTCCAAAGAAGTTATCCGTCGTAGGTATTTATGTGCGTGTGTGCGTAAAATTAAAATTTTACTATTGTGGGAAAGCCGTTAGGCCCAAAAAATATTTTGCGATCAGTTATCTGTATGCTTTTATTTTTTTGGCTTTGTATTTTTTGGTCTTTGTCTTCTTTGACCTTTTTGACTTCTTTGCTTTGTAACTTTTGTATTTCATATAAATATTTATCAAGTAGGGAGATACAGCAGGTGAAAATTTCACAGAAAGCCATAGACCACTTCTGGTCGCGTATAAAAATCAGCACAAAGAACCGGTGTTGGCCTAGCACACACACTCCCACATCCGCGAGGGGTCATTGCTATGTCCGTGGTAAGCATTGGTTGGCCCACCGTTTCGCAGTTTGGATAACTCGTCCTGAAGATAGGCGCAAACTGAATCGCGGTGATCCAGTGTTACACGACTGTGATAATCCTCGTTGCTGTAATCCTAGGCATTTAAGAGTAGCAACACAAAAAGAAAATGTAAATGATATGATGAATGATATGTTGAATGATATAATGCAAGGGTTATGGGATGATGTCGCTAATGAAAGTGCAGAAGTGGTGGAAGCCATCAAGACTAACAAAAGCGATTACGGCACTCTAACGCCTGATAGAAAAGCAAAGGTCAAATCTCAGAAGGCTCTCAGTCTAATCAAGGATAGACTGAAGAATAGTGTTTACCCTAGTTTACCGATTGAGTTATTGTTGTTGGAAGATGACGATGCTATTGCAGCAGCAGCACTTACTTACATAGAAGATAAGTTAGTCAATGAGTATGCTTTCATACGTGCTTGTCCTGAAGTTGCTAGACACGGTGTGATTGAATCCATCAAAGTTAGTAAAGAAACATACATGGATGAATGGAGAAGGCTTGCTACGATAATG